GGTAGGTGGTACTGGTATTTCATGTACTACGGTGGGCGACACGATTGAGATTGCTTCCACTGATGCTGCTTCGTATGCCTCTGTCTCGATGGCTGGAAACGCTACTGCTACAGTGATTGCATCCACGGCAACCCCGGTAAAGGTAGCTGGGACGTTTGTGGTCGGTGATGTATCTACAGGCTGGACGGCTACAACTGACGGAAGAATTACGCACACCGGCCCCACGGGACGGCACGTTATCAACGCTGTCGCAACGCTTGATACGTCAACTGGTAGCAACCATCTTATATCGCTATACATTGCGAAGAATGGCACCGTGATTTCAACCAAAATGACCGACACCATCTCAGCCGGTCAACCGAGAGCAATTGCTACATTTGCAAACATAGTCCTAAATCAAAACGATTATCTGGAAATGTTTGTAAGGAATGAGTCAACAACTGCGAACGTAATCGCTGTCAACGCTGTTCTGAGTGTACTCTAATGCCGATAGTCACTCTCCCAATCACTAATGGGTTCTATGTAAGTAACTCCCTGCCCATCTCGGCGCAGGAGTGTACTAACTGGTATACCGTAGTTGAGAGTGCCCCCTCACTGGCTCCAGAAACGCTCAGGGGAACGCCGGGGATTGAACAGGTAGAAACATCAGGGACTATCTTGCAATCCAACAGGGGCGCTCACACGATGGCTGGTGTGGCCTACTTTGTGAACGGCACTAAACTTTACCAATTAGACCAGACCCAAGTTATTCCTACGGAGGTTTATAATCTGGTAGAACTGGGTACGGTGGCAGGTACTGCACGTTGCTCGATGGCTGATAACGGGACACAAATGCTGGTGCTTGTCCCCGGGGGTAACGGGTACATCTACAACCATGTAACAGATACGTTTACCCAGATCACAGATTTAGACTTTACCGCTAACGGTAATCCTCAGTTTGTTGTGTTCATTGATGGCTACTTTGTCGTCACTACTGATACTAAGAAGTTTATAGTTTCAGCAATCAATGACGGACTTAGCTGGAATGCCTTGGACTACGGAACGGCTGAATCCGACCCTGATAACATCGTTGCTCCAATAGTATTCAAGAACCAACTATTCATTTCGGGAAGCCAAACATTCGAGGCTTTCCAGAATATCGGTGGTTCGGATTTCCCCTTCCAGAGATCGGGATTGTTCTTGGATAAGGGTGTGTTCTCTCCCTATTCACTGATTAACACTCAAGACACGTTCATGTGGGTGGGTGGTGGACAGAATGAATCCCCTTCCATCTGGGCTTTTGCGGGTAACTCGACTCAAAAGATATCCACTGTAGCGATAGACTTCATTCTTAAAACACTCACCAACGATCAACTGGCGAATGTGTATTCGTGGACGTACTCACAGAATGGTTCGTACTTTGTAGCTTTTGCGCTACCGAATTCGACTCTGGTTTATGACCATGCCTCTAAACGCTGGCACGAAAGAAAGTCCTACATTGAAGGTGAACAGGTAGGCTATAGGGTTTCCGGTCTGACCCAGGCGTATAACCATATCTTCTGCGGTGATCTCATTGATGGCCGTATAGGTAAGCTGAATCCTGATCTGTTCACTGAATACACTGGAAACATCATTCGGACAGTTGCTACCCAGCCTTTCCAGAACAACACTCAATCCATGTTCGTGCCTTCCATTGAATTGACCGTTGAATCAGGTGTGGGTAATGCGGAATCGGTTAACCCCCTGATTGCAATGGATCGAAGCGTTGATGGTAAAACGTGGTCGGATCAGAGAACGCGAGAACTAGGAAGAATTGGTCAGTACAACCGTAGGGCAATCTGGCGCCGGAATGGTCGGGCTTCCAGATTCGAGGTGTTTAGATTCACCCTGTCCGACCCTGTCAAACCAGTCATTATCCAGTTGAACGCAGACATTCTTCCGGGGACGAAATGACCGGGCCTAGACTTAACGCTGCCAATCCTATTGTTGAAGAAAACGGCACCATGTCTCAGCAGTTTAGAACATGGACTCTGGACGCTTCGTTGAGTATTCCGATTATAGGAACAGGGTCTCCCGAAGGTGTGGTCACTGCTAGGCAATACAGTCTATACATCAATTCTGCCGGTGCTGCTGGCTCAATTGAGTACAGGAAGATGCTTCCAGATATCGGCGGGGATGTAACACAAGGATGGAAATTAGTGTAAGGGCGTGTGATGACGATGAGGCGATGGAGTATCTCCGCGACCCGTCTGTTATCAAGTTACTCAACATCGACCCACAAGGGATTGGGTTAGACTGGATCACGATGATAATGGATGAAAAACTTTTGGTTGTCGCAAAGCCAGAAGGCACCGAGTTAGAGATTCATGTAGCGTGTAAGTTTCGAGATCGTGGCGCAGTCCGCGAAACAATGAAGCAAGGGCTTGAATGGTTGCATGGTCAGGGCTTTTCAAAGGTGTGGACTACTGCACCGGATGAGAGAAAAGCTCTTGGAAAAATGTTAGAATTTCTGCAATTCCGCAAGGTCGGAGAGAGGTGGGAACATGGGTATTGAAGCTGCTGTTTTGGGTGGTGCATCACTCCTTGGTAGTGCAATGGATCGACGCGCGCAGGGTAAAGCCGTAAACAAGGCTAATGAAGCTGCTGCGGCTCGAACAGATGCTGGGCTTGGTGCGCTTCGTCCTGCCTTTGAAGCGTCCCAGAATGTACGCCGTGAAGCTCTCGGCATGGGCAATCAAATGCGTCAGCAGGGAATGCAGCAAGGTCTGGGGATGATTGGTCAGTTGTACGGCCCGACTGCTAACCTACAGCAGCAGGGTAATCTCGCAGCGCAGAGAATGATGCTTGCCGGTCTTCCCATGCAGAGGGCTGCAATTCTCGGTGGCAAGATTGATTACAGCCAGCTTCAGCCGCAGACGATTAACTACGATCCCAATATGCTCGCGGGTATTTTCGGCCAGGCTCAGTTGCCGCAGGGTGATGTGACCTATTCTCCCTTCCCGACTGCTCAGGCGATGAGGTAATCACATGGCGACCCCTGCCGAACAGTTTGCTGCTCAACCCGTTGATGCGCAGATGAATCAGATCAGGCTTTGGTTTCAGCAGAATCCAAATGCCAGTGAAACCCAGATTCAGAGCGCAATGAATCAATATGGAGTTGCCCCTAAAACGGTTGCTCTGGCGATGGGTAACACTAGGTTGCCGAATGCTCCAGCCTCGATTCAGGTAGCTCAATATCAAAACATCACTGGCAACAGGTCGGACATTAACGACATTAACCGGGCGATTGTAGCTAGGAATCTCGGTGTATCTGCTGATGAACTGTCTACTCTTGGCGGGATGGATTTGGCTCAGGCCCAGGCTCTCACCGGTCGGGCAGCAGAGCAGAATGCACAAAAGGGGCAGGTTAGTCAGGATCAGATCAGGGCATTCATAGCAGCCAATCCGAATCAGTCTGACCAGCAAATTGCTGCCATGATGACTGAATATGGGGTGACTCCACTTCAGCTTTCTCAAGCTACTGGTGTGGATGTTGGCACGATTCAGGCACGACTTGGTGGCGCTGTTCAGGCTGGCGCAGAGAATATCCCAACAGGTCAGGCTGGGTTTGAGCAGGCTCTTACGTCTGGACTAGCGAGTGCAACGGGAACGCTTCAAGGCTCCGAGACCAAGGCTAGGGGCGATCTGTCGGCGTCGATGGAGGAAGTGGCTAAACTCTATGGCTTGAATGTTGATGATCTTCGTCAGGCAGGACAAGTAGCGCGTCAGGACATAGAACGAACCTACGGGCAAGCTGGACAACTGTTCACCCCGTACCAGCAGGCAGGTACAACGGCTCTCCAGAAGCAACTGGCGCTGTCTGGTGCGCTTGGTCAGGATGCGTTTAATGCGGCGTATCAGGAAAGCCCGTATGTACAATTCCTCCGTGAGCAGGGTGAAAGGTCTACTCTATCGGGTGCTGCTGCAACTGGTGGTTTAGGTGGTGGTCGAGTACAGCAGGAACTTGTCCGCTTCGGTCAGGGTCTGGCAAGCAAGGGAATACAAGAGCAGATCAACAATCTCGCTGGTCTCTCAAGTCAGGGTATGAACGCCGCTGCTGGTGGTGCTGATATCTTCACTGGCATGGGTACGAATCTGGCAAACTTGGGTACTGGTACTGCTCAGAACATTGCAGCCCAGCGTCAGGGATTGGCAGGCGAGAGAAGCGCCTACGGTGTGAATCTAGCTAACCTTGCGAGTTCCACTGGTACGAACATTGCCAACCTTCAAGCTCAGGCTGCTAGAGATACTGCAAGCCAAAGAGCTAGGGCTGGTGAATTGCTGGCGGCTCAGATTGAAGGCACGACAGTAAATCTTGCTGATCTTGCAAATGCTCAAGGGACTAATCTGTCCAACGCTTTCCGAGACTTTGGTAATGCTGGTTTGAATATGTCTCAGAACGCAATTGCTCAACAGATTGCAGCACTCCAACAAGCAGCAGCAGATGAAGCTAACGCGCAGCAGAACTACGGTATCAACACATCAGCCGCTTTGAGTGGTCAGCCGTTCATGCAGCAGCAGCCTTACAACTATAGTCAGGCGTTTGGTAATGCTCTCCAGGCTGGCGCTCTTGGTTATGATCTGGCTGGTGGTGGCGGGAAGGGTACTGCTCCGTCCAATATGTCCAAGACTGCACCAGTAAGTGACTATGGCTTCATGCAAGGTCGAGGCCCGACGATGCAGCCTACAAACAACTCATTCCAGCAGTATTTCGCAAAACTTTACGGGTAGGAATAAACATGGCCCAAGATATCGGTTTACTGCTTCGCGGTCTCGGTGCCGCAGTCTCCAATCAGGTTCCTCAGTTTCGTCAGCAGATGATGGCTGACCAAGAGAACCAAATGCGCCAGCAAGAGTTCCAGGCCCAGCAAGAGCAGCGTATGCGTCAAGCTGAGATGCAGAACATGGAGATGATGCAGGCTCGCCAGCAGGCTGCTTTCCAAGATGCTGATGCGGCTATTCGTCTGGCTGCTGCCGGAAACTATGAAGCCATCATTGCACTTGCTGAAGACCGGATGGAGTTGGATCAGAGACTCGGTGGCCCAATGAAAGGCGACCAGACACCCATGCTGGCTAACATGGCTCGCAGGGCTGCTATGGGAGATGCCGAAGCCGCCAGGCAGTTGAACTTCCAATTGCTCGGTCTTGTTGAGCAGGGTAGGTCGCGTGGGGTATTGCAGATGCCGGAAGCTCAAAAACCACTTGAGGTAGGTGGAAGGCTTCTTGATCCTAAAACATATGCAGTTCTGTATGAACCGCCTGCCGGATCGCAAACTGATGAATACAGTCCCGGCATTACCAGATATAGGAATGGTGTTGCTGTTCAGTACAGCAGGCAAGGCAATGTAAGGGTTGTTGATGAGCAAGGCCAGGTTGTAGCCGGGCAGGCTGCTCAAAATGCTATTCAGAGAGGAATAGATTCAGGCGTTACAGAAGCTGGTCAGGTTGCTGTTTCTCAAGCACAGGGCAAAGGCTCAACAGATAGGGCGCAAGGCATTATCAATGCAGGCGTGGATGCAATTAGTCAGTTTCCAGTGCTTACCAGATCGATTGATCTTCTGGATGAAGTCCAGACTGGCGGGTTTTCTGGGGCGGCTACACGGGCAAAAGCTCTATTTGGTATTGAAAGTGCTGATGAAGGCGAGCTGTCCTACAACATTGGTCTCAATGTTCTTCAGCAACTGAAGCCTATTTTCGGCGCTGCTTTTACTGCTTCGGAAGGCCAGAGGCTTGAAAGGATTGAGGCATCTCTTGGAAGAAACACTGCTACCAATAAACGGCTAATGAATCAGGCTCTTGATCTCTCAAGAACTAGCGCAGAAAAAGCACTAGATAGAGCTAGAGAGCTTGATGACCAAGCTACTGTGCGCGAGCTTGAAAACGCACTGCTATTCCTTGATGAGTGGGATGTTGACCTAAATGTTCCTGAAGACTGGATATCTGGTGGCGGCACCGTTGAATCTTGGAACCGCCAGCCAAACGAGATCAAGCGAGAATTCATAAGGGCGCAATAATGGCTAGGACAAAAGAGCAAATTCTTCAAGAGGCTATGTCGGGTCAGGTTTCCCCACAAACGGCAGTGCCTGCTGCAAGCCCAATCTCACCGCAGTCCGCAGTACCTACTGTTGGCGGCAGAAATAGGAGGCAGGAAATTTTGAGTGAAGCACAAGCTCAAATGTCTCCAGGTGAGAGGTATCAGCAAGCAATCCAGCGTGACCCTATTGCCAGAACTTTGTACAGCATACCGGGAACACGACCCCTGATGGAGTTTGCAAACGCTGCCGGAAGGTCTGCTGCTGATGTTGTGGATTTCTTTGGGCCTGACTTTATCAACAGCATTTTACAAGTGTCTGGTGTTGAGGCCCGTATGCCGACACTTAGAGGCTCTCTTGAATCGGTAGGCGCATTGGCTCCTAGTGGCGCATATATGCAGCCGGGTCTGCCCCAAGAAATTGTGTCAGGTGCTGGTTCTGCAATCCCTGCGGCTATGGGTGGTCAGGCTTTAATAAGGGAAGGAGTTAGGCAGATTCCTCGGTTGCCAGGATTCCAAAGCACAGGCAGGCGCGTGTCTGAGACTATGGCAAGGACTACTCCGGCGCAGGAAGCCACTGCTGCCACTGGCGCTGTTATTGGCGGCGAGGTTGGTGAGGAAACAGGGATTCCAGGCGCAGGCTTTTTTGGTTCCCTAGCGGGAGGTATGGGCGCTATTCCGGTCATTCGCGGAATTGAACGGATGATGACCGATACCACAGACTTTCAGGCTATGGCTGGCAACCTTTCCAAACTTAGGACAGATATTGCTGGAGAAATTCTGGCAAAATCCTTGAGGGCGTCAGGAATGTCGGTTGATGACGCTATGGCTCAATACCGGGCGCTTGGCCCTAATGCGCTTCCTGCTGATATTGATGACTCATTTCGCCAAATATTACGCGCTGCAATGAATGCAGATGAAGGGATTTCCGGTCAGGCAAGGCGTCAAGTATCTGGTCGTCAGCAAGGTGCTGGTCAGAGGATTTCACAGTCATTAGATATCATCAGCACTGACAACATTGATGATTACATGAATCAATTGGACACAACTCTAGGCCCACAGGTTCGCGCACTATATGACGCAGCAGCAGCACAGCCTTTAAGATTGTCCGGAAGGCTTAGAACTCTCATGGAGGGAACAAGCTCTCTCGGTAGGGCGACAAGAGAAGCTCAGACGCGACTTGCTGACCGCAGAGCTGCCGGGGATAAGGTAAGCCATTTTGATTTGGTGGATGAAACCAAGCGGGTGCTAGATGACAACATTGCAACCGCATTGAACTCTGGTCGCAGGAATGAAGCTAGGACTTTAATCCGGCTCAAGAATGAACTTGTGGCAGAGGCTGATGCTCAGATACCAGGATACCGGGACGCGAGAAACCTTTATGCTGGAAAGGCTGCTATCGAGGATGCTGCAAAGCTCGGGTCTACTATATTCAAAATTGACGCTAGGGAATTGCGTAGTCTTGCTGAATCAATGAATCCGCAAGAGCGCAATGCTTATATCTTGTCGGCAAAGGATGCAATCATAAAACAGATTGACAGCACCGGCATGAATCGGAATCAGGTTCAGGCATTGTTTGGCAAGAATGGCGACGCAATGAAATTAGCAACACTGTTTGATGACAGGCAAACAATGCGGCAGTTCATGAATGAATTGAAGCGAGAGACTGATTTTGCGCTTACTAGAAACGCAGTAATAGGTAACTCTTCAACCACTGAGCAACTTAATCGCGTTCGAGAATCGTTGGCTCCTCGCGGCGGGTATAAGCAAGCAATTGGACAGGCTGCATCCTTGCTTACAAGCAATCCTGCTTCAATAGGGCGTGAAGTTGCTGGTATCATGGACAATATAAACGCCGAGAAGGGAAGCGATCTGTATTTAAAAGGATTGATTCAAGCTGGAGAGATACTGCTTACAGCCGGGATGAATCCCAGGGAGCTTGATAACATCCTTCGCTCCGGCAGTGTTGATAGGCTCACCACAGAATTGCGCAGAATTGCAGAGCCTAATTATTCACGCAGAGCAGCAGCAGCGGCTGGAATGGCTGCGCAGCAAGTAACAACCCAAGGGGAATAGCAATGGCGCGTTTCGGGTCACTGGATACACAATACTTTGACGATGCAGGCAATCCGCTAGTCAATGGCAAGGTCTATTTTTACGAGACGGGAACCACGACTCCTAAAAACACCTATGCCGATATTAACTACAACATTCCGAACTCCAACCCGGTAATCCTCACTGCTGCTGGCCGTCAGCCCAACATCTTCTTTGATGGTGTAGCGAAAGCCATCCTCACGAAGTCAGACGACACTCAGATACTGGTACGAGACCCGGTGGGTGATACTGCTTCGACATTTGGTAACGCCTGGATAGCCTCGAAAGACTACAACGCAAACGATGTTGTTCAGGGTTCAGATGGTAACTTCTATGTATCGCTGATTAACGGTAACGTTAATAACAATCCTGTTACTACTTCGGGTTCGTGGACGTTCCTGTACTCCGTAGAGTGGAATGCGGGCATCACGTACAAGGCTGGCTCTGTAGTAACTTACGATACGATTGTCTACCAGTCCCTTCAGGATGCTAACTTAAACCAGAATCCGTCTACGATTACAGCCTATTGGGTTCCGATTCAGTTGGTCTGGAGTTCGACTTCCACCTATGCGATCAATGCTAACGTGGTCGGAACTAACGGTGTTTTGTATACATCACTCCAGAATGCCAACACGGGTAACAATCCAGCTAGTTCTCCGTCATGGTGGGTGGGTAGTTCTGCTGCTGCTGCGGCTAGTGCTACTGCTGCTGCTGCCTCTGCTAGTGCCGCATCTACGTCTGCAAGCAATGCGGCTACGTCTGAGAGTAATGCTGCTGCTTCGGCTTCGACGGCATCGACTCAAGCGACCAATGCATCGAACTACGCAAGCGCGGCAAGTACAAGTGCTACGAATGCGGCAAACTCTGCTAGTGCTGCAAGTACCAGTGCAAGTAATGCGGCTACCAGTGCAAGTAATGCGGCGGCGAGTTACGATCTTTTTGATGACAGATATCTTGGTGCAAAAGCATCTGACCCTTCTGTCGACAATGATGGAAATCCACTTGTTACTGGTGCGATGTATTTCAACACTACCACTAATTCAACGAGGATTTATAACGGTTCTGGCTGGCAGGATAGCGCAGCGATTGCGACTAGCATTAGTCTGACTTCTCAAGTCACTGGAATTCTTCCTCCGGCTAATGGTGGTACAGGCTTGGCATCTCCGGGAGTTGTAGGCAATGTGCTTACTTCAGACGGAACGGCATGGATTTCGGCGGCTGCTTCTGGTGGTGCAGAGGCTTTTTTACTGATTAACTCAGGAGTTAGTTAAATGGCTACAAATGCTCAATATACAAAAAATGCACGTCAGGCATCCGTCACTGTCAACACGGCGAATACCAACCGAGATGGCACTGGTTCCATGCAGATCGCGTGGACGGCCCCTGCTTTCACTTCTGATATCAACCCCGGTGGTTCGCGCATTGAACGTGTACTGCTTCAGGCCACAGGCACAACCACGGCAGGCATGATCCGGCTTTTTGTAAGTAGCGATGCTGCGGCTAACACGGCGGCTAACACGTTCTTGTACGAAGAAATTCCAGTGACTGCGGCTGCTCCATCTACTACAATTTCGGCATGGGCAGCAAGTTTGCAGGCCGTGACGTATCAGACCCTGTTCCCGATCATCCTCGGCCCCGGTTGCACTCTTCGAGTTGCTACGGCAAACGCCGAGTCTTTCGTTGTTACCGTAATGGGTGGAGACTACTAACATGGCAAACGGTTCTTTTGGTCTGAGTGGGTTCCCCACCGGCTCTTCTACTACCAGCGGCGGTGCCACAACGCCCTTCACCCAGAAAGAGATCACGGTTACGTCTGTAAACGGATTCTCCCAAGGCGATCTGGTATATCAGTACAACAACGATTTCGCGCCCATTACGTCTGCTGCGTCTCCCGGCTCTGCGGCGTTTCCTATTCCGAGCCAGAAAGTTACCAACGCAATAAACGGTGGTACGGGCGGTTTTCAATACATTCTGTCCAACCGCAGCAATTCAAACCCTAGAACGATGGCAAGGCTGTCCAACGGGAATATAGTTTGGACTTACAACAAAGCAATCGGCACTAGTACGAACCATCGTCCGTGTTTTATTGTGACTGATGAAAACAACACGGTGGTAGTTGCTGAAACTATTATCGAAGCGACTAACTTGCCGTCAAGGGAGTTTGGCCCAATCGTCTGCGCACTTTCTGGCGGCGGGTTTGTTGTTGCATGGGTGAATGCTTCCAACAATCTTCGTTACGGTGTTTATACAAACACTGGCGCTGTCACTACTGCTTTGCAAAACGACACCGGCGTGACGATCATTGCCTCTACAACGATAAATCGACTCTCTATTGCTCCAAGGCCGGTGTCTGGCGGTTTTGTTGTTGCCGTTTTGGAGAACACAACCAACGTCATCAAGCATCGAGTCTATGGCCCGACTGGTACAGCAACGTATGTGTGGACTACGAACAACACCGGCACTAGCTCAAACCAGATTCCGCGAGTTGCAGTAAGAAGCGATGATACGTTTGTAGTGGTGTCTACGAATAATGTCGCCAACACTTTCATTTACTATTTGTGGAGCGCAACAAACACTGCCGTCTCAAACTCCAGTTTCTCGGCTACGATTTCTCTAAATCTTGGTACGGACGTTGTTACTCTTACTGATGACCGGTACATCTTCATTGTAAGTACGTCTACTGGGTTCTTCTTCAGAACGCTTACCGGTTCTACGCTATCCGGTACAAGTATTGCGTTTATTCCAAACAATGGCGCGGCTACTGCGTATGTTAATGCGGCTCCACTTTCCAGCGGAGGCTGGGCGGTTGCATGGACTATAGGAAGTTCGTTTGGTGCTGGCGATCAATTTCTTTCGGAACTTGTTTTTGTCAATGTGTACAACTCTTCTAACACGTTGGTAAGCTCAACTTATAGGGGATCAAATTCCACATACACGGGGTATCCTTATAATTTTATCCCCGGCAGCGCTTGTAACAGCACGCATTTTTCGGTACTAGAAACTAGCGGCTATATCCATGTATTGCTAGACGGGTATGCTAACAACGGCGGTTTGACGATGTCGTGGTCACGCTTCTCAAAAACCACGTTTGAAATTATCCCGTTTACCTCATCCGCTTATAACACTTCAGCGGCTAATACAGCGGCTTTGCCTACTGGATCATTCGCACCACTGGCTTCTAGCGTGACTGCTGCTGCATTTTATCCGGCAAGCACATCCACGCAGGGCTGGAGCATTCCTACTCCTACGGAGGCTCAATTTATTGCAGCGTCTCAGGTTATTACTACGCAAACGTCTGTTGATTACACGCAAGCCGTATCTTTAAGCAACGGTAATGTGGTAGTGGCGTGGTCAGGATATGACACTAATAGCGGCGTTACTCTGTATTCCTGTAAATACATGGTATTTAGCGGGGAAGGCAATATCATTCGCCCGCCAACCGTTTTGGGAACAGAAACAACATCAACTAGTAACGTAGTGATTTCGATGGCCGCAATGCCCGGCGGGAAATTTGCAATTTTCTATAAAGGCTTGTACGTCTTGAATGCTTCTGGGCAAATTCAGGTATCAATCACAACCCCTTTGGTCGTAACAAGTAGCGGCAGCTACCCTCCAAGTCTTTCCGCTTTGACCGGTGATCGGCTTGTCCTAATGTATATTGATAGCTCAACTAATTTAAGATTTGCAGTATACGACCAGAACCTGACGTTGGTGTCCGGCCCGACTACTCTTATAGCGTCTGTCATACCTAACGGTTTTAGCGTGGCGACTCTTGGAAGCACGCTAGAGTTTCTTTACAGCAACACCACTTCGACCTTCCCGGATAAGCTCGAAGAGTGGGTAGAAACAAGCACTAATACTTGGACGCTGGCTTCTACTGTAAGTATTACGCAACAGGGTACCTACGGCATCAAAACGATGGGGATGAACAACGGGTCTGTTGTAAATTATTACTCTTCGGGTGGGGGCACTAATGTTTTACGGTTAATTACAAGCGGTGGAGAGATTAGAACGTGGAGTCTGTCAAATTTTTCCTCATTAAATACCTCCCGAAATCCTATTCAAATTGCCTGCACTGGCAGCGGAAACATCGTAATTGCTGGTCTTCAAACTTCCAATACGACTTTTCATGTGAATTATTATTACCCTAATTACGCCAGCGTGGTTGGTGGCTTCACTGTTAATTCTCATAATTCCAACGGCGGCAATGGGTTTACCCCTGCGCTCGCTAGTTTGTGTGGGGAGAGGATGTTGATGGCGTATGTGTCTTGGATCGCCGGGCAAAAAATGGTGTTGAGCTACTCGATATTTAGTGTGGGTAGTTTCCAAGGTACTGACACCATTACGGCAGGTTCTACCGTTTCTAGGCAGATAGCTCCGATTACCAACACCACCGGCTATTCTCTGGTTGGTGTAGCAACATCATCGGCTGCGCCTGGTGGCACAGGCACAATCACTATTAACGGATCGGCAACGTTGAATTCCAACTATTTCTTCGCGGCACCGGGTCAAGTTTTCGACTTCTCCAACCCAGTCAGGTTTGGTGTGGCCGGGTCTGTCCTTGAACGCAACGTAACCTTGCAGGGGAATTAATCATGTCTCAGATACCCATCACTTCTCAGATTTACAACCCTATTACTGGTGTTTTCGGTAATGGGCAAATGCGGATATTTTCTACTAGCGCGATATGGACAGTACCTGCGGGCGTAGGAAAAGTACGAGTAAGGCTCTGGGGCGCTGGTGGCGGTAAGTTTGGCGCTGCGACCGAAACCGGAGGTTCTGGAGGCGGGTTTGCGATAAAAACTATCGAAGATTTGGCCGGGGCTGCATATATCCCAATTGTTGTTGGCCTTGCCGGAACTAACGGCAACCCCGGAACAATTGGCGGTACGTCTTCGTTTGGTTCCTTCGTTTCCGCAACTGGCGGCCAGTCTGGCGCAGCATCTGCTGTTGTTACAGGCGGCATCGGGATTGGTGGCGACATAAACACCTCTGGCGGCAACTCAACAACAAGTACCTCTGCGTCCGGTGGAGGTGCGGGGAGTTTGTTTGGGAATGGCGGCGATTCTGGTCGTAACGGCGCGTCAGGCGGTGGCAACAATGGAGTGGGTCAAGGTGGAAATGGTGCAATAGGACTAGGAGCAGGATCGGTTTCCACATCCGGGAGTGTTATACCAGCCACCACTGGCTTCGAGGGAGGTTATTCAATTGACTTTATTGGAACTGGCGGCGGCGGGAATACTTCAGGTCACGGTGCCAATGGAGGCGGCGGTGGTATTTCGTCTAATGCTGGGTTCCCCGGAGGTGGTGGCGGGTACAATCAGAATTCAGTTAGTGCCAATGGCCTAGTAATTGTGGAGTGGTAAACATGAAAGCAGCTCGAATTGTTGACGGTATTGTTGTTGAGATCATGGTTCCCGCCGAGGGGTTTTCTTTGTCGCAGTGCTACCACCCTGCAATTATCGCGGACTGCGTGTTCGTCGATGACTCTGTTCAGGTTGGAGATGCCTACCCTGCGCCAGTCGTTGAAGAGCCTGCCGAATAAGGAGCAGCCGTGGAATACCAAGTGCTTTTTAATCTCGCCGTGACTGTTGCAGCTTTTTTCGGTGGCTGGATTCTGTCTCGCATTTATACAGCGATTGATCGGCTGGATGATGAGGCTAGGAATATGCCGAAAAACTACGTTAGCAAGGATGACTACCGGGAAGATTTGAGAGAGATTAAAGAGCTACTTGGTGCCATCTTTAAAAGACTGGATCACAAGGTAGACAAGTAATGCTTGACCCGATCACAGCGTTTGCCACTGCCTCTGCCGCTTTCAACTTCGTCAAGAAGGCGGTTGAAGCTGGCCGTGAGATTGAGGACGTAGGCTCTCAATTAGGAACGTGGTTTAGTGCCTGCGCTGACCTGAAGCAGCACGAAGAAGAATCCCGTGATCCTCCTATCTTCAAGAAGCTGTTGAGCAAGGGTTCCGTTGAGCAAGAGGCAATGGAAAATTTAATGCGTAGGAAGAAGATCGAGGCTCAAGAGAAGGAACTTCGTGAGCTTATTGTCTACCGGTTCGGTGTTGAGGCGTACCGCGAGATGATGGACGAGCGCAGACAGCTTAGAGAAGGCAGGGCGCGTACTGTAATGATCCAGCGCAGACGCAGGGCTAAGACTCTCCAGAATTTAATTGCTGTTGTTTTAATTGCAGGAATTTTTGCAGTACCAGTTGCGGTATCAATGTGGTTACTTGGGAAGGTTGAATAATGTTAACTCTACTGTCTACGCTCGCAAGTTTTCTAACCGGCGGCTTGCCCAAACTGCTTGAGCTGTTCAAGGATCGTGGCGACAAGAAGCATGAACTTGAGATGATGCGGATGTCCGTCGAGCGCGAAATGCAGATGGCAGAGCGTGGTCTCGTGGCCCAACAGCGGATCGAGGAGATTCGAGCGGACGCAGCAATAGCTCAGGCTGCAGCTTCTGAAAGACTGGCGCTATACGAACACGACACCGACATAGGTAAAGGCGCTCCCAAGTGGGTCATTGGATTGAGAGCATCAGTGCGCCCGGTCATTACCTACTGCATGTTCTTCATGCTCTGCTTGATCAACGCCTTTGGCTGCTGGTATGCAGTTAAACAAGGGGTTCCGTTCTACGATGCGTTGGGTGTGCTGTGGACGGAAAACGACCAAGCCTTGTTCGCCTCAATAATTGCCTTCTGGTTCGGCTCACAGGCGTTCGGCAGTGCGCGTAAGTGATGCAGGAAAGCAGCTCATCAAGGACTTCGAGGGTGTCCACAGACGCCCTTACCTTTGTCCTGCAATACTGTGGACGGTGGGTGTTGGAAGAGTCCTGTACCCGGAGCAGAACAAGCTCAAGATACCCGAACGTAAAACGTACCCGCTGAAGCCTGAGCATGATATACAGTGGAGTGATCAGCAAATTGATCTTCTGTTTGACGCAGATTTGCTTAAGTATTCGAGCGGTGTTCTACGACATTGTCCTGATAGCGTTACTAGCCAAAGCCAGTTCGATGCCTTGGTTGCCTTCGCCTTTAACTGCGGTCTTGGTGCCCTTCAGGCTTCTACACTACGCCGTCTTTATAACGCCGGGGACATAGAGGGTGCAGCAGCGGAGTTTCCCAAATGGAACAAGGGAGGTGGCCGAGTGCTACCGGGGTTGACAAGACGTAGACTGGCAGAGCAGGCGCTGTTCCTGTCCTGATTCCACAAATCAGGCCATTCTGAAAAGCTGTCATTTGTGGAAAGCAATAAATCCTCAAACAACTGCTTTACTTCTGTAAACTCCCTGCTTTATACTACGCCCTGTGCAATCCCGCACACCAAGGGCTAATAATATGAACTACAAAGAAATCTGGCAGAAACTCTCTGCCATTGATTGTTCAGCACACGTTGAGAAAAAGAACGGATTGTCCTACCTATCTTGGGCGTGGGCATGGGGTACGCTCATGGAACATTACCCGGATGCCCAGTATTCGTTTGACCAGCCGCAGGTATTCCCTAACGGAACGCAGATGGTGTTCTGCACTGTCCAGATCGGGG